AAGGTCCCCTGACGAGGGGACCTTCCGGTTGCATGGTCACCTGCTCCTTATACCTGGGGTCATCCCCCGGCCGGTTTGGAGAGGTACCATGGCCAGTCTCACAGTGTGTCGTAACAGTATGCGGCGTGAGCCGTTGTTACGCACCTGTCGAGCTGGGCGCACCAGTGCATGCCTAAGGGATGTACCCTCATGCATTATCACATTGACCGGAGAACCACCATGTCCTATGAGAACCTATATGCCACGCAAATGACGACAATGACCACGAGTAGTGGTGGTTGCACGTATAACGTTGGTACACGGGTAGTCAATGGTTTTGTCATGGTGAATAAGAACCCGCGCCAAAGGCGTCCTAAGCCGGATAATCTCCTGCTGAAGACTTCAATGACGCCGCTTCCCCTCCAGTCTGTGACGCGAGCGTGGAACGGTAAACGTACCATAAGAACCACCGGGGATTCTTTATGCCTCGGTGTACCCATTACATGGGTCCAAGTGGTCGAACAAGCCGTTCCTGCTTCCTACATGCCCGATGTCGTATGGCCGTCGATCGACTGGCCACAGGCGGTTAGGCTGAAGGTAGCATCACAGCAAGTCAATTTCGCCGAGAATATAGGCGAATATCGGGAAACCCTCAAGCAACTCGAGGGGGTCGGTAACGTCCTTAAGCGAGCTGGATTCACCGCAAGGCGACTCTGGCGCAATCGCAAATCGCGCAAGAAGTTCACCAGACAGATCGGGCGTGAGCTCAGGAAGTTTGGACAGACCTTTAAGCCGAAAACGCCATTCGAATGGCGGGACGCAGTCGGCACACATCTTGCGATCACTTACGGGGTCACCCCCATGGTATCGCAGTTGGAAGATGTGTTAACGGAGCTGGACAGAGTGAAACAAAGGACCATAAAGGTCCAAGTCACGATGTCCCGAAATGCCAAAGAGGTCCAAAAGACATTCGGCGGTATGAAAGGCTCCGCGATAGTGAATGGTGTAAAAACGCAGCGGGCGCGTATCTTCATTCGCTTCCAAGCGAATCATGGATCGTTTACCGCCGGCAACCTGGCCTCTTCCATATGGGCCGGGACCAAGCTATCTTTTATGGTAGATTGGGCCGTAAACGTCGGATCATACCTCGAATCTCTAACAGCCTTGAGTGGCGTGGAAGAGGTCTGGGGGACAGTCACGACGAAATATGCCTCGAGGTTAGTTAGCACTGCGGTACCAGCTGGGTCTGTCCTGGTTGAGCCGCTCTATGTTAACTACCGTGCTCACGATCGCCAACTAGTCTCGCACATCCCCTTGCCCTCACGGGTGGAGGTTCAGATACCAGACTGGAATTTTAGCAAATTCGTGAGCGGCCTCGAGATCTTCTCAACCTTCCGTGGCCGTTAGGCCTACAACCGTAAGAAAGGAGCCATTATGGCTGCAATCTCGACTGTGGTCATTGCTGATGCAGTGCCCGCCAATAAGACGTTATACCCGCTCTCTGCGAGCATGGCGTCGTCCACCTACAACGAGAGAGCCGCCAATACCATCGGCGGCAATCGGTCCCTCGAGGTCCGTCTCTCTCTCGCCCATTCGAAGCGTCCAACTGACCGCGTTACTACCGTGTACGCGTCTCCGAAGGAAGTGCAGATCGATGGGGTGTGGACAGTGCAGAGCATCGCTCGGAGCGTCCGAGAGGACGTTATCCCTGTCGACTGGACCGAAACGGACCGCAACAACTTCTATGCGGAGCTGGCCTCCTTGGCCAACGCCCCCGCCGTGAAGAACACGGGTAAGCGTGACCCGGCTTACTAGCCGGCACTTATGCTTGCCCGAGTACTACGTTGCGTCCAGAGCCTCTGCGACCTGATCCAACGGTGCCTTAACCGGTTCCAATGATAGGTCGCATACTCCTCTTCCGTTAGGAGAGTCCAAATGCACACTGCACAAACGCCCGACCCGTCCTTGGACGGTGCTCGCCTCAAGGCACGTAGCCTTGAGGAAAACGTCACACAAATGCTAGCTACCGCCATCTCACGACTTAGGTCTCTGACCTTCGTTGGGCCTCCAGGCCCCGTCGTATTCCCGCCCGAACCGAATCCTGAGGATTACGTGGATCATAGGCGATTTGCCGAAGACCACCTCATGGCCTCGATTCTTACTAAGGCGACGACGTTTGATGGTGAGGTGGATACGGAGCTAGCTGCTCGCGTCAAGTTCTTTGATGCAGAGACCCGCAATCGTTTGACAAACGAAAGACTCGGTAGCGATTACGATAATGACCTAATCCCTCCTTGGGTTAGGCACGTGTCGCGCGAGTTGTGCCTGATCTTGGGCCCTTTGGATACAGCGTCCCTCAACGGGATTGCCGACGCCAGTGGGTTCGGACCAGGTGCTTGCGTGGGTGTGGCTGGTGAGTTGGTACCGAGTAAAAAATACGACTCGAGACCTATGGTGAATGAGGATTTAGCAACCCTCTTTCCTGCAATCGCAGGTCCATTTGTCATGGACTACTGGCTTGGCCAACAGGACTTCACGAAGAAGCCACTCGGCCGTACTAGCCAGGGGAATCACCATTTCACCGTTCCGAAGAATAGGGAAGCTGACCGTAATGCTGCCAAAGAAATCCTCTGGGATTCAAAACTCCAGAACGGGATCGGTAAGCAGCAGGCCAGGCGACTCAAACTCTTCGGCGTCGACATACACGATCAATCGAGAAACCAAACCTTGGCGTCCCTAGCACAGTCTTTAGGACTGGCTACGTTGGATATGTCACAGGCTAGTGACCTCATTGCTCATATGTGTATCTGGCTCCTTCTCACAATCAATGGGGACCCACAAGGGATCCGTTGGTGGCATTTGATGAACCTTGCACGCGCAAAACGCGTCAAGATCCGGTGCCCTGAGAACGACACGACAACCTGGCATCAGTTACAGATGTACTGCTCGATGGGGAACGGTTTTACGTTCACGTTAGAGAGTGCCGTCTTCCTAGCTGTTTGTCGGACCGTGGTTGGAGTGAACGAAAGGCATCATCTCGCTGTATATGGAGATGACATGATTGTACCCCAAAGTGCAGTCGCCGACGTTATCGACCGCCTTGAATACTTAGGGTTCAAGGTGAACACTCGGAAAAGCTGCTTGGCAGGCCGCTTCTTCGAGAGCTGTGGT